TTTCCTTAACTCCATTTTTAGTATCTATTTCCTCAGTAAATACAACCTGTGTTTCGTAATACATTACGACTCCTTTTATTTTATTATTCCTAATAACTCTATTATCATTGCCATAGCGTTGATTTCTTTATCAACCACTTGGGCATCACTTAATTCATATTTTGCTATAACCAAGATACAAGCGGCAATATGTCCTTTACCATAAGTATCAACTTCATCATATAGAAGTCGAAATAAATCAGCAAAATCCGTAACCTTTGAGTCGGCAACCAACTGACGAATGTTGTTGAATGCACTCTTTTTATCTTGGGTTTCTAAAATCTTTAATAATTTTAATTTATAATCGTTCTCCACAATACTCTGTTTATCAATCGTTAATATACCTTCAACTGATTGTCTTTGAGCTCCATTGATAACTCTCCTAATATCAGGATAACCACTATTGACTAATAAACCTAAATCTTCTCTTTCATAATTTATGTTCTCTTGTGTCAAAATATTATGTAGATGTTTCGCTACATCTTGTTTGTTTGGTGGAATTACTTGAAATGCCTGACACCGAGATTGAATCGGGTCAATAATTCTCTCGACAAAATTACAAGTCAAGATAAACCTACAATGTTTACTAAATGTTTCCATTAGGTTACGAAGTGCGGCTTGAGCGTTTGGTGTGATGTAATCACACTCATCCAAGATTATAACCTTGTAATCCTTGAATCCCATAGTGGAGGCAAAGTTCTTAACCTTTGTCCTCACGGTTTCAACATTGTTCTCATCTGACGCGTTGATATATAGATAATCACAATCTATATTATTAACGAGTAGTTTTGCGAGAGTGGTCTTACCTGTACCAGCCTTTCCGTATAGTAAAAGATGTGGTAAGTCTCCACTCTCCAAATACACTGCGACTTTACTTTTTAATTGGTCATTACCAATATAAGTGTCGAGTGTTGAAGGCCGATACTTTTCTACCCATAGGGTATGTTCATTTTGCATTCTTTAATTCCTCTAAGTAATTATTAAAATCAAACTCGTGATCTTTTGATGACATCTTTTGTTCTGAAAACCCACCTTTTAAATGTGTTAAGAATGGTTGATTTTCATAATAGTATGTGTGTAAAACATCTCCTGTATCCCAATTTGGATTATCATGATAAGGACCCAAGTGAAGATATTTTAAATTATTTTCAAGACAATACATAGTTGCCCCATGATTTGTATCACCATACTTCCAATCTATATTATAATTATCAAAGAAATTTCTCTTACACACGAAAAAATACGCATCTGCAAAACCAATCTTTTGAGTCTGAACAAAACCACCACCTTCAGGACTCATCCTAATTATATCGGTTGGAAACACCTTAATATATTTATCAATTTGCTCACGATATAAAAGATAGGTTGATATCCATATTTTTTTATTATCTGCAGAAACATACTCAAGTTTATTCTTTTCCATATGTTTGATTAATTCATCTATTCTATCTCCGTGATAAAATGTATCATTGTGTTGTAATACAATATAATCACCCTTTGACTCTTGTATTCCTTGATGGAACGCCATAGCTGCCCATTGAGTATCACATCCAAAATTATCAAACATTCTATTATCAGAATCCTTTTGTTTTAAACTATCCTGAATCTCGAAATGATTCATAAATTCAGGAACATGCCTAAGCTCTTCGAGTGGAACTGCCTGCCAACCTTTGATTACCTTCAAGTTTGGTAAATCTAAATTTGGCCAAGTATGACTATTATCCACCAATATTATTTCTTTTTCACATTTAAGTGAATTAATATTTTTGATTGTTTTTATAGTAGAATAAACTATCGCAGATGAATCTGTTATATCGAATCCATCATTTAAATTTAAAAATTTATCTTCTTCTACCGTTACAAAGGGTATAATAAAACTAATCATTTTTTATCTCCGTTTTTAATTTTCCATTGTCGTTGTATATTTTTGCAGGGCCTATTAAAGTTCCTGAGTGTAAATTACATTCCAATTTTTTCTTTCCATTTGAATACCAAAACTTCCACTCTCCAATCATTTTGTTATTTTTCATATTACCTTGTGTTCTTTCATTTCCATCAATATACCACTCAGACCATCTTCCGTTTTTCTTTCCGTTACGAAATGTTTCTATCATTTGAATTTTTCCATTATCAAAATAATAAGTCCATTTACCATCTTCTTTACCTTTATCGTATAATTTACTATACCACTTATTACCATTTGGATGCCAACCTAAAACTTCTCCGTGTAAATGGTTATCTTTATAGGTTGCTTCTAATCTATATGAACCATCTTCATAATAATGAAACCACTTACCTACTTTCATATCATCTTTATATAAACCAATAACAGTTTCGTTTCCACTTCCATCGTATTCTGTGTATTCACCATCTCTAACTGATGTTCCGTCATTATTTTTCTTGTATGTGAAATTTTTAAAAACTTTTCCATTATTCCACATCTCTAAATATTTACCATCTTCGTCTAATATCATTTTTAATCTGCCATTATCATTATATATTTTTGCATCATTCACAATTGTTCCTGCATCAAAATTACATTCTAATTCTTTTTTACCATTTTGAAACCAAAATTTCCATATCCCATCCATAAATCCACCTTTCATACTACCTTCGGCCCGTTTGACTCCTGTAGCATACCATTCTGTCCATAACCCATTCATTTTACCATCTTTGTATGTTCTATGTTGTCTTTTTATTCCACTCGGATACCAAATATCATATCCACCATGACATAATACCCCATCATATTCTATATCACTTACTATCTGACCTTCTTCTGTCCAATTTTGAGTTCTGTTTAATTTAGAACCCCATTTTCTTCCATCAGCATCTTCCGAATCAACTGCGTAAACATCTTGAACCATCTTATTTCCATTTGGATAAAAATGAGTTCTCTCATCTCTTTTACCATCTACATAATGTTCTCTCGATTGTAAAACTCCTGTATGATAATATCTTAAAACTTCTCCGTTGTATTCACCATACTGATTAACTGGTGCCTGCATCTTTAATTGTCCTTTTTCATCATACCATCTTCTAACTCCATCATCTTCATGATATGCACCATTGTTGTATAGGTATTTAATATGAGTTTCTTCTTCTAATTCCCTAACCAACTCCAATTCTAATTGTGGATTTAACTCTTTCCATTTTAGGTATCCCTTAAATCTACCATCAAATGACAATATAGTTATATTTTCCTTACGAAGTATTATTGCATTATCATTGTTTGGAATCTTTTTATACTTAATGGTTTCAACTGACCTTTTATCTGACAACTTTTATCTCTCCGTATTCATCAAAAGCATCACCTTCTATTAACTCACCACTTTTAAAGGTTAAGTTAGATTCAACTTCTCCGTTATCATACCAAAAAGTCCATTCACCATCCATCTCTCCATTTTCTATAATACCTTTAGTTTTTTTATTTCCGTTTGGATGTTTTTCTTCATATTCTCCATGCAACTTATCATCACGATAGGTTTTGATTGCTGAAGTTTTCCCACTTGGGTAATAGGATTTTATGGATACTATCTCGTGCTTACCTATTTTTTTATGAGTGGTGGATTCTCTCATTAATCCATTTGAATGATATACAAATCCTTTTTTATGTTTTTCTCCCAACATCCACACCTGATGATTAGTCATTACACCATCTTGATTATAAGTTATACACTCTCCGTGTTTCTTATCTCTCTTGTACTTAAAACTTTTCCAAACCTTACCATTAGGATGTAACTCTTTATATTTACCATCCATAAGACCACCCTTATATTGTATAGATTTCCACACCGTATCTTTTATATACCATTTCCACTCTCCATCTCTTTTATTGTCGAGATATTTACCATCTACCTCAATCCTACCATCTATATAATATTTTACATACTCACCTGTTTTGTTTCCATTTTTATAGGTTGTTTCATTGGATGTGGATTCTGAATCTAAGTGGTATTCTAACCATTTCCCATCTCGTTTATTATTTTTATATTTACCTTCATTCATCTTAAAACCATTATCAAAATAATTAACCCACTTTCCGTGTCGTTTATCATCTTTAAATCTGCCAGTATATTCTTTAATTCCATCCCATCTCCATCTCTTTGAAACTCCATTCTTTTTTCCATCTTTATAATTTTCTTCTGTCCATTGTTCTCCACTTCCGTGCCAAGATTTCCAAGTTCCTTGTTTTTTACCATTCTCGTATACTTCTTCGATACTTGGTTTTCCATCAAGATGAAAATGTAACCACTTTCCATGTGGTTTTCCATTTACAATTTCATATTTTTGCCAAATTTGATTATTTTCGTGCCTATAAATGTGCTCTCCATCATTCATATCCACTTTAAATTCAGTTGTCATTGTGTTCTCTCCATATTGGATAAAATCTTAAATTATTCTCGTCCCAAGGTGCGAAATATCTTAAAAAATGAATTATTGATTTGCCATTATAATCATAATCATCATAATAACCTTCTTGTAGTTTTTCAACATCCCAATTTAATTCTTCTATTATGGGAATCTTATTAACATACTCATCACCTAAATCATCCCATTTACCATCAAAAACTAAGTTTAAAATTGTTTGGTCTCTGAATGTTTCACAACACCCATAATATACTGCATATTTAAAATGAGTTTCTTTCAGTCTTTGAAAATAACCATCTTCTATTATTTTTTTGTTCAAGAGTAAAAGACATCCTTGAAATGATTTCTTTTTTTCAAAAATATCTCTTGAAAGTTCTGATGGTAAATTTCGTTCCGTAGTTCTCCACCTCTCCATTCTGTAGCCGTGGTCATCAACTTTTGTATTATCTTCCTCACCTATCATATCAAATTGTTGATACAAACTCAACCCATCATCTTTAGCATATAAAGTATTAACATCTCTATCTGATAACTTTAAATCTATTTCTTCATTAAATATAACATCCAAATCAACATGGAATATCCAATCCCATTGTTTAAAGTAATCATCAAATACAAATAGTTTATAGTAATGAATATAAAAATCCTTACTAAGTGGTTTGGGATAAAATAACTTTACATCTAAACCACCAAGTCCATTCGTATCCATTGTCTCTTGAACCTTTATTTTATCCTCGTGAGGTATGATAATTACAATATCACCATCCCACTTACCTACACTTTTAGCACCCATTACCCAAGCCTTTACATACTTGAGGTAATCGTAATTTGTATATGCAACTAAAACTTTTTTCATTGTCTATCCCAAATATTATTTTTATGTGGATAATTTACCGAGTCCTTAAAACTTCTATCCAATTCTTTAAATTCTTCCCATCTACTCCACTCACCTTGATGTCGAATATCTTCTAACATAAAATTAGGATTGTAAACATTTATTTGAGGAACATTTTTAAAATAATCAAGAACCCTTCCGTATTCAACATACCAATCGTGATGACAATCTCTTAATCCATTATATTGTTTTTGAAAATTTTCAAGGGTTCGTGATGTCCATTTAAAATGATGATGTTGTGTAGTAACATCAGATATCTTGGTTCTATCTATATTCTGTATTCCGTGCATTCCACCTATAATTCTATCCCTTCCCCTCATCAAAGAAACCTTATCCACCCATATTTGATTACCCTTTAATTCCATCGCTACATTTCCAACCATTGGAAACTTTTCATATATGTCATCTGATTTACTTAACTTTAATAACTTACCATCTTCAGAAATTCTATCTATAAGTAATCCAAATGTATAATCAAAATTATTATCGATATTATATTCAATTTCTGACTTGACTCCGTTTTCAAAATTTATAAATTCATCACAATCAACAGGTATCCACCAATCATCAGGATGTAAGGCAATTGTATCGTTAAATATTTTTGTTTTAAAATCTTCATTAAAAATATTAATATCTCTATAATCATTAAAATGAGATAACCCAAATTCTCCCATCACAGATATAATATCATCAAAATCAATCTCTGTCGAATCTCCCCACAATGTAATAAAAAAATCGTCAACCATATCACTATAATAATCTAACCAATGATAAAAAACTTCTACATCTAAAGTTGCAACTGTAGCTATATAAACTTTATTCATAATACTTTTATCCAACTACCATCATCGTATTTTCTATCAGGTGAACCAAATACTTCATCAACTGCCTGTCTTACCTCAACCCAATTATCAGTATAATCATGACCACCAATTATTCCACCATTTTTTACTTTTGGTAAATACAATTCTAAATCTTTTTTAACACTTTCATATGTATGGTCGGCATCAATATAAACAAAATCATATTGATTATCTTGAAATTGATTTGAAATATTATAACTAAAATCTTTATGATGAATTATGTTATTAAAATGTCTTGTGTTTTTTTCAAATTCCAACTTAACATCATCCCAAGTATACTCAAACATATCGTTAAATTCTTCTTTACCCTTATGTGGTTCTATGGTATTTATTTCTTTAAATATACCACTACATCCAAATAAAAAAGTTGATTCACCCATATAAGCACCAATTTCAATCATTCTCTTATAGTCATCTTTATCTGAAGTAAAGAAATGGGCTACTAAATCATTTAATAAATTAGTAAACCCCATAAACATTATGTTTTGTCTGTGGCTGATTTCAACATCATCCCATACTCTATTTATATTAAACCTTTGAGTAATCATTTATTAACTTGATACCTCTACTAAAATTTTTTAAATCTATTGGTAAATTATTTGATTCATATTTTTTCTCATATGGTGGAGTCGGACAATCCTTACAATGACTCAATGGATTATCACTATTGATGAACGAAATAACTTTTTTTCTATCTGTCCAATCACACATATCTTTTTTCTCACTATATGTAATTGTGCACCGATACAAATAATCTTTGGTAATGACTCTACAACTATCTTTTTGATAACATCTATCCCAATTCAATTGTTCGGAATATTCCATATTTGGTATTTTATGACCATAGAGTTCGAATGTTTTATATTTCCAAAACTCTACATCTACATTAAATATCAAGTCATACCATAAATTTGATTTTTTTAGTTCCCTCTCTAAATCTAAGTCGAATGGATAAACTGAAATAATAAGTTTATCTAATTTTTTTATCGATTCAATGACTTCATTTGTAAAATTTAATCCATTGGTTATAAGACTCAGATTATCTACTAATTCTGTTCCCTTTATATATTCGATTATATTGTCTAAGTCTGTATGGAGTGTTGGTTCTCCACCTAATATTCTCAATTCTTCTAACCTCAAATCTAATTTTTTTAGATTTTTCATAACATCTTTTACATCATCAAGTTCATATCTCGTATTCGTTACGATTCCTTTTTGTAGGTAATCTAATACTACACAACCATCACAATGTAAATTACAAGTATCAATTATATGTAAATCAAAACTACCTGGCAGTAAATCGCTCATGATAATATCCCTTACCAAAATTCTTGCCTATGGATTCACAAGAATAATGACATATATAAACTCTACGAGAAGAATCTGATTTATTGTTTCCTGATTTGTGATATGTGTTTCCATCCATCACTAATATATCACCTTCAAAAAGACTAACAGAATCCCATTGTCTTGTATTTTTATTTTTAATATGAAATCCCCCATTTTCATCCGTTATATCATCTAACACTAACATACAATTCAATGTTTTTAAATCATATCTATTAGGATATGGCCCAAATTGATTATCTCTATGAGATTCATATGAAAAATCTTCACTTGGTAATTTCACAACTACTTGGTCATTGAATAAATAAATTTCATCTGTCATCAAATATAAAGTGCATATTTCATACATAAGTTGTGAAGTATATACATCAAATAATTTTTGATTTTCACTATCATCGGCCAGAGGTGATGATGAGGCCATATCATGAAATCTACCAAAGATACCTGAACCATTTAATTTGGTTTCGGTTTCAAAGTTTGGATTTGAAATCATTCTGTTTTTTAATTCCAATGTATACTTTTTTAAATAATATAATGTTTTATTTGAAACTTGATTAGATAAAATATCATAACCATTTTTTCGAAATGATTTATATTTTTTATTGAAATATACTAATTCTTTTTCCATACCCAAATAGGTTCTCCAAACTTCTTATCCTGTTTATTCTCAAGTGATTTCTCCGTCCACACAGAACCCTCATAAGATTTTGCTGTTCCAGCTCCACCACTATTTGGTCGTTTAGCCATTTCCATTCCAATACAACCTTGATACTCCCCTAACTTGGATAAGTAATCATTCATAGGATTACAAATCTCTAACCAACCTCTTTCGGTTGACCATTTTGAATTTGTATAGACATCTGATATATTCACCAATAAATATCCACCTTTTTTTATACTTCCCCATAAGTTACCCAAGGTCGATTGTAGAAAATCTTTGTTCCAATCGTTTATATCTTTGTATCTAACCCAACTTTGTGTATCATCGTAACTATAACGCTCCACGCTAAAGTATGGTGGACTTGTAAATACCATGTCAAAATATTCGTTGTACGGGGCGAAGTCAAAATCTTCTGCTGGTGAACAATGAAACTCAGACTTTCTTTCGTGTTCAAAGAATCCCAAATGTTTTTCATAGAATTCGGATTGTTCCTTGTAGATAGGGTGATTCTCTCCTCTTGGATCTAAACCAACATAATGTTTACCATGTTCACTTGCGTAAAATCCAGCCAACCTATCACCCCATCCCATCGAAAAGTCTAATATGTTTTCTGATTTAAACATATCGTAAATTATCTTTGCCACATTTGGTTTAAATTGAGAACAGATATATTTTCTCAACCCAATCATGGTTCTCAATATGTTCTTGTTTATCTTGGGCATCTTCAATGAGTAAGCACTTCCCATAAGTGTCGTCATAAACTTATGACTTCCCCAAGTTCGTTTAGGACCTGGTGAAACTGAACCATCAACTGACCAACGATTTTCTATCTGAAAGTAGTTACTTGCCTCGTTACCAGCATTTAATCTTCTAAAATATAATTGTTTTTTATCATAATTTAAATTATAGGTATATTCTGTTCCTTCTCTGGCATACCACTCACCCTCTACCATAATTTCATTCCATTTCATACCCTTTAGTTTTTGGAAATCCTTGTATGCTCTCTTTTCAGTTAAATCAGGATATGGAAGTGGGTATGTCATTGCTACTTTTGCAAGACTCTCCTTGACATCATCTTTATCAAATGTTTCTTTAATATATTCCCAATCTTTTTCATCTATCTCAAGGTAAGGTTTCATATTGTAAAATTTATCAAAGTAATCTATATACATTTATTTATTTCCTCTATATAATAGTCTGCCATTTTTTTGTGCCACTTGGGACCTGGATGTTGTCCGTCCTGTGCTACATCACCCCATTCCTTTTTCATAGTGAGTTTATCCCAAACACTCATTTTATTCTCACTAACCCATTTTTGAATCGCAGGTGATTTCAACACCAATGGTATATTCTGTTCATCACATAATGTTTTAATTGACAATATATTTTTTAATGTATGAACATATAAATTTTTAACATTGAATAGCCACGGAAATTTTACTTCTTTTTCATATGATGTGAGTTTCCAATAAATAAACTGATTACTCAAACTCTCATCATCAACATCAAAAAATTTAAACCTTCCAGTAGGTGGAATCATCATACAAACTACCTTTGGTTTTAATTTTGAAATCCACTTCTTTGTATTTAAAAAACAAACATCATCACCTTGACCAGTAACTGCTAAATTCCAAACAGACACATCAAAATGTTTTCCCACTATCCAAGGCCAGGCTTCATGTCTTGGTAATCCATAACCAAATGTTATTGAGCATCCCAAAAATAAAAATCCATTATCTCCATCCAAAGAATCTGACCTATAACCTTGTTTATTGAACAAATCTTCTTCTGTATCAAATTCTGAACGATACCAATCTTCTATTTTGGACATATTACATTCGTGGTCATCATATATCCAAGATAATTCATCATCAGAAATACCAACATGGTCTTTAACAATGTTTTCTATATCATTAATTTTCATTAAAAGAACTCGTGTTTGATTGTTTGTTTCATTTCTGTTTTTACTTTTTCGTAAAATTCTTGACCATAAGTTTCAATAAGTGCTTCTTTTGATTGTAACCAAATCTGTTTAACCACATTTTCTATTTTATCATCAAGTATTAATTCATCTCTTTTATTCTTATGTTTCTTTTTTAATTTATAGTGGTATTTACCATCCACTACTTTATCTAATTCGTAATTATCTGGTTTAGGACAATGTAAGTATGCCCAATTGTTAATCACCACACGACCTGATTTATTCTCCACCAATGGATATGTTTTACAAAAAACAGGTCGTTCTTCACCTAAACTACAACCCGTTCCATCCTCACTCAATAAATCACAACAACCATCTTGTGGCCATTCCAACTCCAAATCGAGTCCAAATTGTTTTTTGTATTTCTTTTGTTCTTCCTCAGTAATCTCTACATGAAAAGAATTGTGGTTACAACAACCGAAGTTACATAAACCACACATTATCTTTTTTTCTAACCAAGCCTTAGAAAAAGTTGTGTTCGACTTGCTCATGTTTTCTTCTCAGTTCTCTATCAATAATTTTTTCATATTCTGATTTATGCCACTTGATAGGTTCTATGTAATCTAAATCATATTCCTTAATACCAACATCCCAAAACAATACCTTTTCAGATGGTTTTAGGTTTTTAGTCATCCAATCCCAAGCCTTTGCTTCATATGTTTGGTCAAGTGGTAATGATTCTTCCAATTTAAGTTTGTGTTGATATGGATATTCAGATTGAACCACGTGAAATTCTCCGTCAAATTGGTCTTTTGGAAGGAGACGATCATACCAAGTTTTCTTATTTTTATACACATATCCACTTAATGCTACAGGATGTATAACTTTAACATTTTTGTTATACAACTTACAACCTAAAGCTACACCTAACATAGACAAACCACTTCCAGCGATTCCAACAACGGTCTCTACACAGTCAGGAATATTTTTTACTTGTTGAGCAATGGTTTCCATTACTTGTCGTCCATTCATTCCAAACTTTATTTGAAAATAACCTGTTTCACCGACAAGTTTTTTAGCATCAAGTTCAGGACCAGATATATTAGGGTTTCCCACCCCATACATTTTGGCACCAAACTTTTGAGATAGTGAAGCATTTACTCTATAACTATCTTTGATATGGTCGGGATAATGTGGTATTGTAACCAAACATTTTAACCCAAAATACTTTGCAACTGCCGAAGTTATACAACTCTGTGGAGATGGTATTCCAGCAGCTGTAAGTATTCCACCATTACACTCGTTGAGTATATGGTCTAAATTATCATAGACAAGTTTAGAACATTGTCTAACCTTTCCACCACTAACACCACCAAGATTGAAAAGGTCGTCTCGTTTAACCAAGTAACCATTATGTTCCTCTATTGGTGTTAATTCGTTTATCCAAGTATTAAAATGTTCTTCACTAAAAGTTGGGAAGTTGTCAAAATCAATCAACGTCTTGAACGGCTACAAGAAAGTAAGTAGCATCGTAATCATCAACCTTAAAGTTGATTTTTGATAAACCATCTTGAGCAACATATAATGTCGCACTTTCACATTCCTTATTAGCAGTAAGAACATCTTTGAATAGATTTGCGTTAAAAGACACATTATCTATGTTAGATGAAGCTGTAGTCTCAACAGGAATTGTAACTCTGTTTGTATTGATTGAAGAATAACCTATTACAAGTTTCACTCCATCATCATCAGTAATGACCGTAAAAGTATCGGTATCTGGTAGTGCAGATTTACCACTAATGAATCTATTAATGAAATTGGAATCCACTTTAATCTCTACCTGAAATTCAGGAAGTTGTTTTAGTGGTGGTGGTTGATTGATAACTGATTTATCCGACAACATAAAGTTGACTTTGGATAATGCATCAGAAATCTCAACAGCGATTGCCTTGTCACCCGCCTGAGTCAAATTAAGAGTTACATCATCATCCAAAACACCAAGTAATCTACTAAGTTGTTCTGTATCATAAACTCCCAATTCGGAATCCTCGAATGTCCAATTATTCATCTTCAATTCTCCGAGTAGTGCTTTATCACCAGTAATGAATCGAGTCGATAGACTATCTCCTTTACTATTGATAACCACTGCATTAACATTACCACCTAAATGGTATTTATCAATGAATCGAGTTAATTTGTATTTATTCATTTATCATTTCTCCTTATGTTAATATGATATATACATATATATCAAACTTATTTCTCAAAATCAAAAAAATCTTTCTATACTTTGCTCTTCGTCTACGGGCTTTCCCCAATCCAAACAATCGTAGAACATTTGTAATTTTTTAGTTAATGCTTGACCATATATTTTATCATGGTTAATATTTTTATTTATAAATTCCATTATTTCAGGTGGGTCCTCGTGTCCTTTGTAAGCAACTGCATTTAATCCTAATGTATTGTTTTTCAAATACACCCAACGAATCTTATCACCATTATTGATGAATTGATATTTCTTATCTTGTTTAAAATATCGAACCAAGTCATTGTATGCTATTGCTGCCTTTACATGGACAGGAGTTCCTTTTTTGAATGTGGTAAATACTGAACTATTTTCCTTGTCCTTCTTTTCCATATACTTCCATATTCCCTTGACACCCGTTGGTGATGAAATATCATCGAGTTCGTTGTATTTCATATTCTTCTTAAATCTTGTTATCCTATGGTCTATCTTATCCTTTGGAACACTTGCCAGAATATCATCCAACACATCAGACAATAGTTTTCTGAACAATGGGGCGAAATTACTACGAACCGTATCCAATCCTTTTACCATAGTTTTATTCACTTGAACACCATTATCCGAAATAATCTTCATCCCATATCTTTTCTTTACGATAAACAACCCTGCTTTAGCTACAATTTCTTGTTTAATCTCGAATCGATGTTTATCAAGATTACAGAACTTCTTAGCAAAGTAATTATAACTATCGTTTAAATATTTTTGGACTTCTGTTGCTATCTCGTTGATTCTTTGAGTCATCATTACATCACTCAACTCTGTATTTGGAAATCGTTTCTTTACCAATGGAACTGCTGAGTAGAAAACTGAATCAGTATCAATGTAAATACAATAGTCTTTTTCTGTTCCCAATTCCTTATTATAGAAATGATTACCAATCTTCTTTGTGAATTTGATTAACTCTTGACCTGTCTTTGTGGTGGCTTCAGCATTATCCAAATCGTAAAACCTAAATACAGGTAAACCCAATACACCATACATAGAGTTCAACACAATCTTCTGAATGTGTTGTCGTCTATTGAAGTATCCATATTGGTCGTCATCTCCAGCATCACCGAACTTTTTTGCTAACTTTCTAAACTCTTTTCTCTTATCAAACCACTCTGATAATAGAGTTGGAATCAATCCTTGTTTATCTGTTCTATATATGATACCATTGTTAGATACAGATACTTGATTTTTATCAAAGAAATCTTTTAATTCTGTTTCGGTGAATTGTCCTTTTTTCTTACCATTCATAATGATAGAATAAGTCTTATTCCTACCAGCTATAAACTCTTGTGGATTCCAACCTTCAATTTTACCAATCTTTGTTTCGGGTGATATATTTAAACTCATAATGATTGATGGATACATACTCGTAATATCCAAGTCATAAACCCAATCGTGTTTACCTTTTTGTGGGTCCTGAACATAAGCTCCTGTGAATTTACCATCTTTCTTCACATCATCTCGTGGTGTTTTATTTGGTGCTACAACTCCGAGTTTTTTCAGATACACCAATATAGCCCCTTCCAAAAATCGAGAGTCATATTGTATATCTTCATATGGAACATGACCTACATGACAAATCCCTCGAGCGACATCAATAAAGTCTAACTTATCATCTAACTTCTTAACAATCCTAACATCGTGAATGTTATATTTCACAAAGTCATTTAAGTGATTCTCGTATAGGTCATTTAGTGTTCCTTCGTATGAAATTTTATTTGTTCCAACCTCTGAGGCACCGATATCATCCAATCGATATGATGGTTTTGAACTAAATGTAAAGTTTTTATATAGGGCTAAGTAATCTAAGCAACTCACACCTGCTATCATAAATCGTTCTCTGTATTTATTCCAATAGACATTGGATATTGGAGAAAGACAATCTGCAACATTCTTACCGACTATCTGAGCTGAACGATTGTAAAGGTAGGGAATATCAAAACCATCTATGTTCCAACCTGTTATAATGGTTGGTCGCATTTCTAAATATTTAGCGTAAAACCTTTGTAATAACTCGTACTCTTTTTTGAAAGTTTCTACGGTTACATTTTTACCCCATTCATCGGGTATCAGTTTTTCTTGCTCATCAAGAACAAAACACCAATAATGGTCGGTTTCACTATCGTGAATCGCGATGGAAGTAATCTTGTTTTCTGCCTTTTGTGGACTTGGGAAACCTTCGGTTACTTCTACCTCGATATCGATTATCATAATACGATGACCTACTGATGGTTCATCACTATTAGTATACATATCAATGAGAGTTCTCGTTTCAGGATTAATATCACTTTCGTGTAATCCTTCTACGGACTTATCCCATTTATATGTCTTTTTTAACCTATCACCATATAGGGAAACATGAGTTCCGTAATTATCCTTAATATAGGCATACCTTTTATAAGGAACTATTACATGACCACTTCTATCATCCCATATATGTACTTTGTTCTTACGACTTTCGTAATATATGTTTTGGTACAATATAACCTCTTAATTTATAATTGATCTTACGAATAATATTTGACAATTCCAAGTGTTTTTTAGCTACAAATTGTTTCTACTAACTTTTGTGCAACTACATAAGGATCACAATTAGATGATGGTCGTCTATCTTCTAAGTAACCTTTTTTGTCTTTCTCCACTTGCCACGGAATACGAATTGATGCTCCTCTATCTGAAACTCCATAACGAAATTCATCAATAGAACAAGTTTCATGTTCTCCCGTAAGTCTTTGGTCATTATCTTGACCATACACATCAATATGTTCTTGTGGATTTTTTGATAATTTTTCACAGGCTTCTATTATCTTATCATAACCACCATCTTCTCTCATTTCTGATGTAGAGAAATTAGTATGACATCCTGCTCCATTCCAATCACCACCGATTGGTTTTGGATGTAGAGAAACCCACAAATCATTATTTTCACAAATTCTTTCCATTAACCAACGGGCAACCCATAAATCATCACTCATGTGGATTGAACCACCTGCACCAATTTGATATTCCCATTGACCTAACATTACTTCTGCGTTAGTTCCACAAATACTGATACCAGCATCGATACATGCATTTAAATGTTCTCTTGAAATCTTTTCTCCAATATTCCTACCACAATAATAATCCCCTTGTGGATTAGGTTCTCCAGCTTCTGGCCATCCTAATGGTCTATTGTTTTCGTATAAAGTATACTCTTGTTCAAACCCAACCCATTCTTCTATTCCTTTAGGTATGGTTTTTTCTAATTTTTTTCGTGTATTTGTTTCGTGTGGTGTATCATCTACATTATAAACTTCACATAAAACTATTGAACTATTTGATTCCAAAGGATTAGGATAAACCCTTACTGCCTTTAAAACACAATCAGAACTACTACCATCAGCCTGTTCTGTCGAACTACCATCAAATCCCCAAATAGGAATTGAAAAATCTAAGTTTTTATTTGAAGTCTTAACTACTTTAGTTTTACTTCTAATCTGAGTTGGATTACAACCATCCAACCATAAATATTCTAATTTATGCATCTACTTCTCCGATATAAAAAATGGGGGATATATTTCAACCCCCCAAATTTACTGTTTTAGAAATTAACAGACAATCCTAAGTTAAAGTATCTTGGTGTTCCAAGAAATACTTCAGCGTTGTGTGCTGCGTGAACTTTGTCACCATAACTATTGTATTGGCTGTGGTCTACAGCGTCTTGAACGAATACAGCATCTAAAGCGTTAAACAAATGTGCTGACAACGACACATCATATCCACCAGTCCAATCACTTGGTAGTTTATATGAAGCGTGAATATCAACTTTTTGATATCCAGGTGCCATCCATACTTGTTCTCTATCTGCGTCATCTACTGAATTACCATCATCGTCTGTTGCGTCAACATCATACTCACGAGAATCAGGACTCCAATCACTATAATTATCATCATAGATATTGTAGAGTGCTTGAATACTAAGTCCTTTAACAGGAGTTAGAGTTCCACCTAAGACATATGAAGTTTGAGGCATATCACCTACGAATAATCCATCAAGTGCGTAATTGTATTTGGTTGTTTTCAAACCACTTACATTACCTTGTTCATCATATTCGTTTTCTTGATAATTACCACTAGCATCTCCGTTGAACTGCCATTTACCAAAACTAAGTGCCGCGTCTATCCTAAACATTGAATGAACTTGTGAAGAAGCTTCTATCTCAAGTCCTTGATGTTTTTGATTGATACCACTAAGGAAGATAACATCAGTATCACCTGAATCACCTTGTCCTGTGGTTACGGATTTAGTAAGGTTTCGGTCTTTCCAATCTGTATTGTATACATTTGCCTTAACAGCAAATTTTTCAGATTTAAAATTAACACCAGCTTCTGTACTAATGAATTTCTCATTAGCAGGATCTGGTGCAACCGTACCATCGTAGTATATCACATTATCCATGATAGGTGGTTTTTCGACATATCCAGCGTTAGCAAATAAACTAACATTGTCATCTATATCGTAAACTGCTCCACCTTTTGCTTGGAGTGTTGTGATTGATGGTGCTTCAATTAACTCATTCTCAACCGTAAAATGGTCTTGATAAGTATACTTGATATTAGATACACCACCCATACCATAAAGGTTTAAATTATCCAAAGTATAATTACCTTGAACAAATCCACCTAACCAATCAACCGTAGTATGATTGTGGTATGCAATGATATCACCTAAACCAACTCTTTTACCATCTGCGTAGTTATCATCTGCGTAATCCATATAGTAATCACCACCCATCAAATCACGAACTTCACGAGCGTGTTCGATTTTTGCAGTTCTCCAATCAATACCAACTTGAACCTCTAAATCATCATTAACTTCGTAGTTTAATTTGGAGATTAAACCGAGAGTATTTTGACGATTAATAGAGTTACGAAGAATACCTACTGATTGATTATTACCATCACCATGAGTTCTTGGTAGAACTCTCTTATCAACATAAACTGTGTCTGCGTCACCTGAGTTGTATGCAACCAATGTATTCCAATCTCTTGTCCAAGGAGAACGACCATAATAAAACTTATAATCTTCTCCACCTAAAACACCATCGGCGTCGAGAGTTGGAATCCTACCATAAGTACCAGTACCACCACCAGATCCACCACTCCAATAAGCTACAGATGAAAGACGAAGTTTTTCATTTATATTTAGGAAATGGTTAAGATTAACCAATGGTTTATGAAAGAAGTTTTCTCTTTCATTTAGGAAGTTAGGGTTGAATCTGTCTTGTAGTCCACCACCAAAAAGACCACCTTCTCCATACATATACCAATATTGTTGGCCTTTGTAATCTGAAGAAATTGGTGACCAATTCTGATTAAAGAATCTACCGACATCTTTGAACTTACCATCTTCCCCAAGTGCTGTTTCATCATATCCATCTATACTTGCAGCAAATTCAGAGTCATATGCTCCAATATTCTGTTTGTATAAATTTTGACCATGGCGTTGTGGAGCTCCGATAGCGTATAATTCAAATCGGTTATCTTTATTAGCTTGATAACTCGCACCAAAATAATATGCCCAAGCGTCTGTCCATGTTTTGTCGATGAGTCCATCACCTGTTTTTCGTACTATTGTACCACTTAACGCGAGTTTTTCTCCAATCAAACCACTATTGTAATTAAGAGTAGTTTTTAGAAAACCACCTGCGCCTGTTTCTTGTTTGAACTTACCACCCTTCTCGTGTTGAGCAGGATCGGTAATTATGTTCATAGTTCCACCGATTGAAGGTGTAGCTAGATTAACAGCTGATAGACCTCTTTGCATCTGAATTGATTGTGCTGCGTCTGCAACTCCATCCCAATTAGACCAATAAACCCATCCGTTCTCCATATCATTTTGGGGAACTCCGTTTATCATCACTGCTACATTTCGTTGGTTAAAACCACGAACATTGATACGAGCATCACCCGCACCACCACCTTGTTGAGTTGCGTATACACTTGGTGTAGTGTTAAGTGCCATTGGAACATCTTGACTACCAAGACGAAATTCCAATTCTTCCTTTACCACATTAGTGAATGCAACAGGTGTCTTTTCATCAGCTCTTGAAGCCAAAACCTCAAGTGCTGACATAGCTAAAACATCCGCTTCTAAATCGAAGTTGAGTGTTCCAACTATATCACCCACCTTAACATCCAATGTTAAAGGTGAATATCCAATGAATGAAGCAGTTAATGTATATGTGCCTTCGGCTCCAACATCGATAGTGTATTTACCAGATTCATCTGTTACACCACCTACATCAGTTCCCTCGACAACCACATTAGCTCCAGCCAATGGTTCACTACCACCATTAACAACTCCAACGATAGTTTGTGCAAACAATCCTGTCGTCATCAATAATGATATTATTAGATTACTTTTATTCATAAAAGTTCTCCTCTTTTTGGTTAAGACACATTTTTTCACAGGTGTGTCGACTGCCTGTCCGCTGGTTTTATTGTATGTGAAATTTTAATTACCATACTCTTGGTCATCATTATCACCAGTTTCAGGAAATTCTTCTACATCACAAAAATCACCATCACAGAACTTTTCTATGTTGGCTTCCTCTTTGTGTATTACTCCAAAGGATAGTTTTCCAAGTTTCTTAACTTGTTTATTATATTCCTTTTCATCAATTGATTCGTAAGGCATCTGTTTGTAAGCACCTAACTCATGTCTTGGTAAAAGAGATATACCCTTTAGATGATACTGATAATAATTTAAAACTTGTGGTATTTCATCACCTTCTCTTTCAGGATCGAATGTAACCGTACAACTAACTTGGTTGTCTGCCCAATGTCTTTGTAGGAAAGCGGCTAAACTGAATTGTTCCCAAATGGACAACTCACTTACGGTCCTGATTCCCTCACCGACATCAACTGGAACTTCTACAACCATTGTTGTATCCTCTGAACCAAATGCAGGTTCTACTTTGTATCCTGCCTTTATCATTGGTTCTAATAATTCTGAATGTTTTGAAACCCTAATTCTTCTGATATAAAACCTTGATTCAGGATAATGTAATCCTGGTGTAGCTCCTGCTAACAACGAAACCGTTCCACTTGGTTTTACACTTGTGGTTTTAATTGACTTTGGAATCGCGAACCAATCAGAATACATATTATCCCATTCTTGTATTGTGTCGTATCCTTCCTCTAACCAATTTTTTAATTCGTGTAATCCTCGTTGAGTAATAAACTGAGCTACTCCACTTACACTACATCCAATTCTTCTATTTCTTAACATCACACGATTTGTATCACTCCAATGTGTCTTACCCAATGTTACCGACTTGGCATACAGATAAGCATATTTTAATGTTCTTTGATAATCCTCTAATGAATCGTGGTTGTTTGGAAATGTTTCCACTAAACAACACAACTCATATGATTCAAGTGATTGTTCTAAACAAGGATTACCACCCATTACTCTATGGTCTTTATCATCCCCACCATTTTTCATACGAGAATATGTTCTCATATTTTCTAACCATGCAAATCCTGGTTCTCCATTATCCACAATCCTTTTTGAGGCCTCTGTATAATCCATACCCAATTCTGCAAATATTGAATTATTAGATGTCCAACCATATTGGTCACGATGTGGATTCACTTTATAGTTTTTTAAATCTAAGTATTCCTCATCATAAGGATCACCAAACACAATCTCTGCTGTTCGTCTTACATTACCTGCAACAACACACTTACCAATAAGGTTCATTATGTCTACAATGGTTGTTACGGTAATTGGTTCTCCACTATTCTTTTCTAATACCTTTTTGATATCCACATGAACTTCTTCTAATGGTTCAGGACCTGAACTAACTCCACCAAAACCCTTGATTGGAACACCAGCTGGTCTGACTTTTGAATAGTCAAACTCTATTGGTGCCTGACCATGAAAGTAAGCTTCTAATAATAGTTTTAAAGACTCAACCCATCCCTCTCTTGTATCAGGTATTTCGTAAACTTGTTCATCTCTATCTTTATCAACTCCCTTTACTACTATCTCCCCAGCACCTTTACAATCAAATCCAACACCAACACCTAACATACTTGCGTCCATAAGGAAACAAAAAGGTTTTGAGTAATCTTCTTTGATTGTTTTTGTTGATACAAATGCACAATTGTTTAGGGCGGCGTACAAACCTTTTTCTTCGGTAACGGGTGTTCCCATTGCCCAAAGTCCTCGGCCGGGTGGCAAGAATTTCATAGTGAATATTCGCTCATACATATCCTGTGCGGACGCTTGAGCTTGCCACGGATTCCACCCTAATTGATGTGAATCAATCCAATTTTTTTGCATGGTGTAAGTTCCTTCTACAACCCTCTGAACTGTTTCCCACCATCTCTCATTTTTTCCATCCTCTTTGATTCGAGAATAGGTTCTCATATAAACTAACTCACCTAATCCGTTAAAACCGAAAGGAGCTTTTCTTCTTTTATACTTGTTTATAAAATTTTCTGATAACTTAAATTTTTCCATCTGCACGATTTCTCCTAATTTTTATTTTGCTTTCCATAACTTTACCTCATATAAGTATAATATATATCGATTTCTATTCGAAGCCATCGGTATCTTTTTGAGAATTATTGTATTTATTTGCCAAGGTCTTTCTCAAATACTCTTGGCTATTGTCCATTTTTCCTTGTGTTGCTTGACCATCTTGGGTGTTAGATTCATATACATCAATCTTACCAATATTAGTATTAATACTCGATGGAAAAGTAATTCCATCTGGCCCAAATCTGTTTTTAATCACATGGAATCTACCTGTGTTTGCTATTTTATCCTCTACTTTCCTACTGACCGATACAACAAAATCTGCTATCATAACCTTTGAATAGGCCTCAGCAACTTTTGTAGCGTCAATCACTTCTTCTTCTAATGAACTACGATTTGCCTGTGAGGCTGTCCATATTGGACAATCCATCTCACCAGCCAATCCTCTTAAATCCTCGTAGATATTTTCCAATACATGCCGTTTTTCACTACCCACACCTTTAAGAATATCGGCGTAATCAACCAATATCAAATCAGGTTGTTGAGTTTGAATTTCTATCTGACTCAGATGTGAGGTTAGAGTTTGAACAGAGGCACTTTTTGTAGGGAAATACTTAATCAGTAATGTTCCCTTGAGAGAGTCTATTTTTTTCTTGACATCCTCTTGATAAAATTGTATATCTGATGTGGTAACTCCACTAAAAACCGTATCGTATCGAAGTCCAACATAATTCTCATTCAACTCCAATGTATAATGAACTACATTCAATCCCTCTTTAACAGCACTTGCTCCAAGTGTTTGTAAACACCAAGATTTACCAATACCTGCTGGTGCCACAACAACACCCAACTCACCACTAGCCAATCCACCATCCATTACTTCGTCTATTGGGTCCCAACCTGTTTTTACAGTATGTCGTGATGATTGAGTTAGTCTTTCTTCTATTCCAATTATATAATCATGTCCTAAATCTCTATCAGAACCAGCCTTCATAGCATTATCCACGAGTTTTTTGATTTGGTCGTATTGACCAACCTCAATCAAATCCACACTATTCATAATAGCCTGTTTCATAACTTGATTTTTACAGAACTCCAATGTTTGTTCTTGAACAAATTTTAAATCAGTTGATTTTACATTTCTCCAAGCCTCTTTGAGATTCTCCACTACTGAAACTTGTAGAACTTCATTCTCCATATCATCTATCTTGACTTTCATCACTTCAAGTGTTGGTGGGGTTTTATACTCAAAGAAATATTCTCTTATCTCATGACATATCCACTTATTAGCATCACTATCGAAATACTCTGGCTCAAGTATATCTGATATAGTTTGTATGAATTTCTTATCTGATAATAAAGATGATATTGTCTTTGATTGAAAGACATGACCGAATTGGGATAAAGTTGATTTATCACTCATTTTTAAAACCACTCATGTTGTACGATTCCTGCAGGATTTTCTGCTTTCTTAATTCGAGCTTTTAGTATTTTATAATACTCTTTTTCTCTTTCAATAAGTAGGTAGTTACGCTCTGAAAACACACAACTAATTGCTGTTGTTCCACTACCTGCGAATGGATCTAATACGACATCACCTTTACGACTACCAAGTGTAATTAAGTAGCTCATCAAGGTTGTTGGTTTTACGGTTGGATGATTATTTGCTGATGGTTGTGTTGTGAATTTCTGTTCCACACCTTTCATATCTTTACTCGGTTTATCACTTTGACCATTAAATATTTTTTCTTGTTTTTCAAATCTATCCAACCCATTATTCTTTTCTGATTTACTTGGTTTTGGAACTGCTAAAAATGGAAATGTTCTTTTAATTTCATCTGGTAATTTAGTCAATCTATCTTCCCACCACGAATCTAAACTATAAAATCTACTAAAATCTTTTTCTAATATATCATCACTTATTAATAGGTTTGCTGCAAATCTACCAAATGGTGATGCTTCTGCTGTATCATTATCTTCACTCTTAAATCCACTTGTCTTGAATACCGTATTTTCTTCTCTTGGTTTTCTCTTGGTGGTTTTTCTCATAGGTTTATCCCAACCACCTTCATACATTTTACCACTATCCTTTTCGTATCTACCATCGAAGTTCACTTGTCCAGCCACATTGTCTTTATCAAATTGTTCTTTATCGTTCATATCACCGAATGGTATTCTACAATCATCTAACCAAGTTACACCTTTTTGATTATTAAGTGCCTGACCTACATAAGTGTTTTGGTCTAATGGTTTCATTGCCACTATGACGATTTCTACAGCGGGTTTTGGTTGGTATCCAGCATAACTTCCTTCAAGATTTTCCTTTTCGGTTTTCTTACCAACATTCATAGCCTTTGGAAAACCTGTAGCGTATGTCCAATAGATTGGTGTGAAACTCACATCAAATCCTGCCTCTTGTAATGTCTGTAACATAACCATTTGAACATCACTTCTTGGTGCACTCATCACGAATGAAAATGAACCAGGTTTTAATACTCGTAATGCTTCTTCCCAAATAGGAACAAAAAACTCTTTCATACCATATGTGGATTTCTTCATACCAGGACTCATCCAACCTACGGTTTGGGATTTGGTAGATTGTTTTTCTTGAAATGTATCCCAATGTTTCCCCATAAATCCATATCCGTATGGTGGATCTGTACAAAGTAAATCTATTGAATTATCATCGAGTTTCTTTAGTTCCTCTAAACAATCCCCATTGATTGTTTTACTGGTCGCCATACATTTTTCTCCTTTTTTCTTTTCTCCGTTCTTCGAGTTTCTTCAATCTATACCTTTCCTTAGCCTTTTTTAGAATCTTGGCCTTATTACGCTCATAGTGATCCATCTGCCACTTTCGTTGAGCTTCGAGTTTTTCCTCTTTGGTATAGTATTTCTTTTTTCTACCCATTGTTTATTTTAGCAAACCTATTGAGTTGAGTCCAAGTTTGCATTATCCAACTATCCATATTTGGTAGAGCCCCAAACATCCTATCTTCAATAAACATCTTCTGAAAGATTACTTTATTCAGTTCAGGTATCTTACCATTTACTATTCGGTTAATCTTTAATTTAGCACCACCACTAATATCCACATCTGATAATTGCATCAATCTGTGATTAATATCTATGGTGTCTTGGTTATCAAGTATTAGATTGTAAAATCTCTCTCCTTGATGTTTTTGTGCTTCTTTAATTATGTCATCATACGACATAACCTTTCCTTTTGTGCCTAAATCAGGAAAGTGTTTTAGTAAGGTTTTAGCACCAATACCTTTTACCCCTTTTATATTATCGGAAGTATCACCTTCAAAAACTCTACTCAATAATAGGTTTTCTGATGTTACATTGTATTCCTCTAATACCATTTCAGGATTATACAACTTCTTCTTAGTAGGTGACCAAACTGAAATTCTGTCATTTACTAATTGTAAGAAATCTTTATCGGTGGACATGATAACAACATTACTATCTGGTAATATTTGTTTTGATGCATATCCTATAGCATCATCTGCCTCAATACCATCAATGGACATTATACTCACAGGTAACTTCTCTAAGTATTCCACACAACGAGATAATTGCATCATCATTGAGTGTCGTTCATCTTCGATATTTTCAAAATCGTTTACACGATTGAGCCTAATTTTTCCTGTTCTTCGTTTCGCTTTATATTCAGGATAAAGTTTACGGCGGCGGTTACTCCCACCTTTACCATCAAAACATATGATAGTGCGGGTAGGAGCTAACATCTTCACTGCGTAACCAACTGATTTCAGAAAACCAACTATTCCACCAATGTGAATTCCATCATCATTAGTAGTTGGTATAACACTAAACACTCTAATAAAGGTATTTAAGCCATCTATTATCAGTACTTTTTCATTGGGATTTGATGTGTTAGTTTTACCGCCGTGTTTCTTTATTTCATCAAGAATAGAAAGGTATTTGCCATTACTCATCACCAATCACTTCATCCGTGTAAACCACATCATCAATACCTAAATCTGCTGATTGGTATTTCAGTATGGATGCTTCACAGATTAAATCATAAAGGTGTTCTTGTAATCCATCAGTTTCTTTCAACTTCTTATCAAAGTCTTTAGATTGAAATTTGATATCCTTACCTTTATATTCTAAAGTATACCAAGCTCCAGCAACTTTCAAGAGTTTGTGTTCTTTCAGGACCGTTAACCAACTTCCCATATCATCTATACCACTATCGAAGTATAAATTGAAATCGGCATGTCGTAATGGTGGGCCTAAACGATTCTTGATAATCTGACATCGAGTTTTCATACCCAATACATTTTTTGCTGTATCTTTGATTTGCCCCATATTCTTTAAACGAATACGAGTTGATGAGTGAAATGGTAATGCCTTACCACCACTTGTTGTCCAAGGATCACCGAACATTACTCCGAGTTTCTGTCTGAGTTGATTAGTAAAGACAAGAGCTATTCTTTCTCTACCAATCATTTGTGTAACCTTCCTCATCGCTTTAGAAACGATAATTGCTTTACTCGTTGCCCATCCATCTTTCTCAAAATCGGCTTCCATCTCTACTTTGGTCGATGCCCCTGCTAAACTATCCACGAGGATTGTAACTAACCTATCTCTATCTGATTCTCTAATCTTGGTAACAATGTTTTCAATACATTGAAATATATCTTCTACGGTTTCGACATGAAGATATAACAAGTCTTGAACATTAACACCAATAGTTTCTAACCATTCTCTACTAACAGAAGTTTCGGTATCGATATAAACTGCTATACCACCTTTCTTCTGAGTTTCTGCAAGAATGTGAGTTCCTATTAGAGATTTACCACTTGATTCTAAACCATTTATCTCCGTGATTCGTCCTACGGCTATTCCACCATTAGGACGATTGGAGATTGCTAGGTCTAAAATTGATGAACCTGTTGAGATAAATTCCTTTACATCAGTAGGTGTAGCATTTGAACCATCTAAGAAATAGGCTACTTTCGTATCCTTGAACTGCTTATTAAGGTTATCGGCAAGAACTTGTGCAAGTTCATCTTTTGCTGATATAGACATATATGTCTCCTTTTCTATTTATTAAACAGGTCGTCAAAAGCATCACTAACATTAGAAGTGTTTGTTACTGCACTTTCTAATTTCTTGTTTGTTGATGCTGGTACGGGATTGTCTGGTCCTTTATCTTCACCATCTTCACTTGGATTTAACCAATCTTGTAAGGCGTCTGAGAGTTCGTCATAACTTAATTCGTTATAAACTTCACGGATGTCTTTTTGGTCATCGAGTAATGTAGTCAAAACTGCTTTATCTTCTGTAACTGGTGTTTGATTTGGTTTAACACGGATGTTAGTCTTAGGAAACGATGCTCCGGTTTCTTCAGCTGTTAGGAATTCAACCACGACATCTCGTCCATTAACTGGATCACTAATGTCACCATAGTCAGGATCTGCTATAATTGATAGTAGTTCTTGATATACGGTTTTACCAAATCCCCAAAACTTAGAGCCTTGGTTTTCTTCACCACGAACACAAACTGGTGCAAAAGTTCTGAGTTTTGCTTCTAACTTCTTACCAAGTCTCCAATCTTCACGATTTCCACTTGACTTTAGTTTTTCAGCAAATTCTTCAATCGGATCTGGTCTACCAAATGAGATTGGTGAAAGATAAGACTTTCCACCTAAATCATAATGAAAGAATAGCTCGATAAAAGGAACTTCTTGATTTAGTTTGTAAGGTAAAAGACGGATTTGTGTCTTTCCTGGTTGAGGTTTCCACAAGTTTGTTGTTCTTGTAGTTGAGGTTTGTAACTGGTTTAGTCGCTTTCTTACGGCTTCAATATCCATTTGTTATCTCCTTATTGTTTATTATTATTTGTTAATTTGTAATTGTATACATTCCATATACAACTATAAGTATCGGTTTGTTTTAAAAACAACACAATTTTTTTGCTAAAAAAAAGGTGATGAGTTTTAGATAATAAAAATTATCGAGTATATGTAAGAAAGCCTCACCACCTTAAAGTTCGGAAATATTGGGGATGTTGGACTAACGATTACCAACAACTTCAAGCTCAGATTTTTTTCTCCCTTGTACCTAACACCTATCAGTTACGATAGTTCTCCTCAATGATGGTTAGTCATCGTCAAAGTGAGTACAACCTCTGTGTCATTACTTTATCTCTCTGAGTTTAGATTGATTCAGTCATAAAGTGGGATTTCGGTTTTACCCTTACCCACAACAAGGTCTAAAGAATCGTGTTCTTTATATTTTCTTGAAGTACATTCTCTCAGTATTGTCATACGATATTTTCAACATTTAGCCGAATATCAACCCACCAT